ATTAGAAAAATGATAGGAAATGGCTGGAATGTTGATACAATCGCTCATATTTTCGGAGGGATGTCTTAGTATTACGCCTAACTCGTAAATAGGCGCAATTTAACCTTAAACTATTGATTATGAATATTAACATAGAAGGCCGCATGTACAAAAATGGGGTAAACGTGTATATTGGGTACACGCCAATTCCAGTTAAAGATCAGCGGGGAAAATTGTATATAAATTACAAAGGAAAACAGGTAAACTTAAAAGACATCCCACAATTGCCGCAGACGGAGGAAAATGATTACGTTGGTAACTACATCCTAAAAGGCGGATCAGTTACCCACCCCTGCCCGGCAATGGATTACTGGATATACCGGCATAGGCTCGGCCATCGAATCACAATTGCTGATTATGTTATAAAATTAAAGGTCAAAAGAAGAAAGCAACTACAATGAGCGATTACATCTACAACGGCGACCGAATGACGGATCCAAAATATAAACTCGCTGAATGTTCCGCCGTTCGGCGTCCGGATGGGAAATGCATCCGTGGTAAAAATGGGAATATGCTTGTGAAATTCGCAACCGGCAAAACCGTTGTAGTAATAGCCAGGCAATTGAGAAAAATTAAAGTATTCCAAATGAACAATTAATACTCATTTGGAGTACTTTTGTTAAATGGAGTTACAAATAAATGTTGATGAAGCAATAGCAACAATCACCAGGAACTTTGCGCTCCTTTCAAAAAAAGGAATAGCCGCCGGAACAGCCGCCGCAATTAATAGATCCCTTACAACCGGAAGGGCAGAGGGCGAAAAGCAAATCCGGAGTAATTACAACATTAAGAAGGATGTGTTATCGGATGCATTCAAAATCAAGAAAGCTACATCCTTACTACAGATCGGCGAAATAAAGGCATCTACACAGGCAATAAGCCTATCTCATTTCTCACCTACATTCTCATTTACCCGTACAAGTAAAACGTCGTACAATAAGAAAGGCGTTGCCGTAACCCGCATATTAAAGAGACAATCAAAGGATTATGGTAAGGGTGTTACTGTAGAAATCATCAAAGGCCACCGTGTATCTGTACCCTATGCATTCATGATAGCAGGAAAGAAGCCTGTTTTTGCTAGGGGCGCATACGAGAAGGGCGGTAAGTATGGATTCATAAAGAGGAATAAAAGAGTGAACAAGACAGGGCAAGACAGCCCTATTACATCACTTGTTAATATCAGCGCATACAGTTCAATAGTAAATGATAGGGTTATGCCAGGTGTAAACATAAAGGTAAGCAATGCATTTACCACACGTTTGGAACACGAATTGAATTACAGATTATCAAGGATGCGATAGTGATAAGTGCGGACTGGAATAATATCAGGCAGTGCCTGAAAACGCAGTAGCAGAGCGGCGATGAAAATATTTTTTGGGTCCTTCCCTAATGAAAACAATGCGGGGGCGTGTCCTCCCAAACTATCGCTAGTTATAAAAAAAATATAAGTCCGCACTAAATGGGAATATTATAAACGACAATATGGCAAAATCGGGTGGTAAAATATCGGTTCGGGCGTATGCTAAAACATTGGGCATTGACGACAAAACAATCCGTAAAGCCATCGATACCGGCAAGATAAACAAGGGTGTGACCTACATCACGCAAACCCGCAAAGGTGTTGAAGTTCAGGTGCCGCAGATCAATAAGTTGATAGCTGATAAAGAGTTTGGGAATACGCATAAAACCGACAAGGTAAAACCAGGGCAAAAGGTTGAAAAGCTGTTTGCAAAAGTTGACGGTAAAAAAAAATCCAAAAAGTCCGCACCGAAAGAAGGAGAACTGGAAACCGACGAAGATGATATGTCAGATGAAGAAGATCTGCTATCAACAATGCCGATTGGTAAGGCAATGAGTTACGGCGAAGCAGCCAGGAGGCGGGAACTTATCGGTCTGGCTATGGATAAAAAGAAGTTGCAGGAATTGGAAGGAATACTGGTTAGAAAGGATGCGGTTGATACAGCACTTTTCAAACTAGGGAGCGAATTAAAAAAAGCATTGTTCAATATACCGGCACGGATTACCGCTGATGTAAGAGCCGCCGCCAATGATGTTTACGCTCAGTCGATTATTACTGTTGAATTAACCCAAATTTTAAATGAGTTTTCAAAAATGCAGGAAGTAACCTTGAATAATTGCTAACAGAAACCACACATATCAGCTTGACTCCTATCGCCGGTTTTTTGCGTGGACTTACTCCAGATCCATTATTGACCGTGAGTGAATGGGCGGACCAGTTTCGTTTCCTTCCACAAGAATCAGCGGAGCCAGGCAAATTCAAAATGAGTCGCACGCCTTACATGGAAGAAATTGCGGACCGCCTTTCAGTTGGAGATCCGGCGCAAGAAATTGTTTTTGAAAAATCTTCCCAGATTGCCGGAACGGAAACCGGTAACAACTGGCTGGGTTATGTGATTGATATTGCACCATCGGCAATGTTGTATGTAATGCCGACCGATACAATGATGAAGGATACCAGTAAGAACCGTATCCAGAAGATGATCGAAACAACGCCATCCATTCGCCATAAAATCAAACCTTCACGGGCAAAAGACGCACACAATACAATTCAATTTAAAGAATTTGAAGGCGGATTTTTCAAAGGCGTCGGCGCTAATTCACCCGTTGGACTTGCGTCTACAGCGGTCCGCTATGTGTATCTCGATGAAATAGACCGTTACCCAATGAGCGTAGGAGGCGAAGGATCCGCCATTGATCTGGCAAAGACCAGGACGGCAACGTATGGAGCCCGCCGAAAGATATTCCTTACTTCCACACCAACACTTGCAGGTACATCCGCCATTGATTTGGCTTTCGAAAAGACCGGCCAGCGTCATTACCATGTACCCTGTCCTTTTTGCGGAACCTTGCAAACATTGAAGTTTGAGCAACTACGGTATGAAAAAGAAAATATCAGGTCCGCAGATTTCAAAGTTGAATATGAATGTGAACACTGCAATGAACTGATTGCGGAACGCCACAAAACAAAAATGATGAGTAAGGGCAACGGGCAATGGATACCAGCCAAACCCGAAAACGAAAACGGCCTGGTATATGGTTATCATCTCAATGCCTTGTATTCGCCTTATGGCTGGTATAGTTGGGTGGACCTGATTAAGGATTATGAAGCTGCCCAAAACGACATTCCTAAAATGATCACATTTACTAACACAAAGCTGGGAATTGTGTACAGCGACAAGGGCGACAAACCAGACTGGGAAGCGTTGTGGATGAAGCGTGAAAAGTATAAAATGAATACTCCGTTCACTGAAGTAGCTTTCCTTACCGCTGGTGTGGATGTACAGGGCGACCGGCTGGAAGTGGAGATCGTGGGCTGGATGAAAGGAAAGAAAAGTCAGTCTATTGATTACCGGGTGCTATTTGGTAACACAGCAGAAGAAGCCGTATGGAAACAGCTTGACGCAATATTAAATGAAACGTGGATCCGGGAAGATAAATGCTGTTTACAAATCTCAAAGATGGCAATTGATACGGGTTACAATACGCAGCACGTCTATAACTTCTGCCGCCGTCACAATATTAGCCGGGTAATACCGGTCAAAGGCCAGGACACTCAAATAATTATGGTAAGCCATCCCAAAGCCGTGGATGTATCGGAAAAAGGTAAGGCAATCGGCAAAATGAAAATCTTCAATATTGGGGTTTCGTTAATCAAATCGGAATTATATGGCTGGCTAAAATTGAACCCGGAAACTGATGGTACTTACCCGGACGGTTACTGTCATTTTCCTGAATACGATGAAGCGCACTTCCGGTCCTTAACTGCCGAAGAATGCAAAATGACCACTAACAAAAAAGGCAATCCGGAATATACCTGGGTAGTAAAGTACAAAAGAAATGAGCGGCTCGATTGCCGGGTATATGCCAGGGCAGCGGCTGCAGTTTCTGGGATGGATCGGTTTACAGACAAATATTGGAATGAATTAGCAGCATCAGCAGAACCGGTAAAAGAAGTAATAGAAAAACCGAAAAAGAAAAGAAATAACGACTTTTTAGGCGGTGGCGGGAAGGATTTTTTAAATTAATTAAAACAAAACAATACCATGCATCCTCGTCCAATGTTTGAAAAAATAATTGAAGCTACGTGCAAATATTACGACATCACAGAGGCGGAATTGTTTGCACAAAAACTAGACACAGAAACCGTATATCGAAGAAAAATACTCGTTACGCTTGCAAGGCAACACACAATGATGTCGTACAAAAGCATAGCAAAAAGAGTTGGGTTAAAGGCTCCTAATTGGGTCAACGCTATGGTTCAGGAGATAGAATGCGGCAATGATATTTACAGACAAATCTCCGACGATTTACGTAATGTAATAACCATAGTAAATACTTTGCAATAGTATGACATACACACTAGACCAATACACAACGCTGTCCGCAGCCATTGCACAAGGTGCCCTAATCGTTGAATATGGCGATAAGAAAGTAGAATACAGATCATTGAAAGAAATGCTGGAACTACAGCGGATCATGGCAACCGATTTAGGATTGAACACAAACCAAAATAGCGGACGCCGTTACGCAACACACTCAAAAGATTTATAAATGGTACAACCAAATTTTCTTGATAAGATAATAGGCTTCATAAATCCAAAGGCCGGGGCAACCAGGATGCAGTTCAAGCTGGCGATGGATATGCAGCAGCAACAAATAAGGAAGTATGATGGAGCAGCCAGAACCCGGCGCACGGATGGTTGGTTCGCACCAAGTACCAGTGCTGTCACCGAAATTCAACAGGCGTTATCTTACCTTCGTAACCGCTCCCGTGAGTTGGCCAGAAATAATCCTTACGCAGAAAATGCCATCCGGGAGTTATCTAATAATGTAGTAGGAACTGGTATTATGCCAAAACCCATAGGCCTACCAAAGACAATCGAAAAAAGATTGAAAGCCGTCTGGAAAGATTGGGCAGAATCTACCAATGCAGATTATGACGGCGTGCTAAATTATTACGGAATTCAGAATTTAGCCTGGCGAACCGTGGTTGAATCCGGGGAAGTGATCATTCGTAAACACATCAGCACGGATAAGAATCTTTCATTCCCATTACAATTACAGGTGTTGGAACCTGATTTCATTGACAGTACAAAATTTGCAACCGGCATGGTAAATGGCGGATACATTTTGTACGGAATAGAATTCAATGAAAAAAATAAAGTAGTGGCATACTGGCTATGGGATAACCATCCCGGCGACGCCATGCGATTCGCTCTAAAAAGCAGCCGCATACCCGCTGAAGAAATCATTCACGTATTTGAAAAGAAAAGGCCCGGCCAGTTCCGTGGCGTTCCCTTCGGTCATAGTGCCATGATGCGGTTGAAAGACCTGGATGATTATGAAGACGCTCAATTAGTCCGTCAAAAGATTGCCGCCTGCTTTACTGTATTCATTACAGACAATGAACCGACCGGCCAAATGACCGGCTCCAGCGATGAGCAACAACTGGAAAAAGTTGC